AAATAATTTTTTGGTAATACCAACGATTTAAATAAACTTAAACAAGGAAAAAAACTATGGCTAATAGAACATCAGTAGGTTTTGGATTAAGACCTATTGGAAAAGTTGGTCAAAATAGAGATGCAGGCGGTTTAAGTGAATACAATGTGGCAGCAAGCCCAACAGCTATATTTTTCAATGATCCAGTCAAAGCACTGAACACTGGAACTATAGGAGTTGCAGCAGCTGGTAACATATTGATAGGTTCACTTAACGGAGCTTTCTATACCGACCCAACAACTAAAAAACCAACGTTCCTAAATAACGTACCTAATATTGCAGCGACTGATATCGTTGCATTTATAAGTGACGACCCTTATGAACGTTTCGAAATACGATCAAATAACACTGGTGCTTCAGCACAAACAGATGTCTTCAACAATGCGGACATTGAATACACAGCTGGAAGTACAGCAAACTTTGTATCCAAAGTTACATTGGACGACAGTACATTAACTACTGGTACAGCCCAATTGCAAATTCTTGGCGTTACAAAAGATGCTAATGACAATGATTTAACTTCAGCAAACGTTGTGTTTGTTGTAAGAATCAATGAACATCAGTTAACAACTACAACAGGAGTATAAGAATATGGCTATCTCAAGAGGACAACTAGTTAAAGAACTAGAACCAGGATTGAATGCACTATTCGGCCTGGAGTACAAAAGATATGAGAATCAGCATGCTGAGATTTTTGACACTGAAACTTCAGACAGAGCTTTCGAAGAGGAAGTAATGTTATCGGGTTTTGCAAATGCTCAAGTTAAACCAGAAGGTTCTGGCGTAACATTTGACAATGCTCAAGAAACTTTCACTGCTAGATACACTCACAACACTATAGCACTTGCATTCGCAATCACTGAAGAAGCGATTGAGGATAATTTGTATGATAGACTTGCGTCTAGATATACAAAAGCGTTAGCAAGATCTATGGCAAACACTAAGCAAGTAACAGCTGCAAACGTATTAAACAATGCGTTTTCAACTTCTTACCCAGGTGGAGATGGTCAACCTTTATTAGACCAAGCTCACCCTACTATTGCTGGTTCATTTAGAAATGAATTAGCAACTGCTGCTGACTTAAACGAAACTTCATTAGAACAGTCATTGATTGATATCAATGCGTTTACTGATGAACGTGGTTTAAAGATTGCTGCAAGAGGTGTTAAATTAATTATCCCAAGTGAATTACAATTCACAGCTGAGAGATTAATGGCATCTGCTGGTAGAACTGGTACTGCTAATAACGATATCAATGCAATCAAATCTATGGGAATGATTCCACAAGGTTATACTGTGAACAATTTCCTAACAGACTCTGATGCATTCTTTATCAAAACTGACGTTCCAAACGGAATGAAGATGTTCGTAAGAGCAGCTATCAAAACGTCTATGGAAGGTGATTTTGATACTGGTAACGTTAGATACAAAGCTAGAGAAAGATACAGCTTCGGCTGGTCTGACCCTAGAGGTTTGTTTGGCTCACCAGGTGCTTAATATATAAGCATTTTTTATTTAAGGGGTCTCTTTATGAGGCCCCTTAAATGTGTTAGAAAGAATGAATTATGACAAAATTGTTTCAAGTTAAAATTAGAGCGTATGGTTATAAAGCTGATTTTGATATTGAAGCTAATGATACGGCGAAAGATATAGAGAATGCAATCCTTGACAAAATAGGACAAAATAGGGTAATATTCAAAGACAGCATGAGATCTTTTGCTAAAGATAAATGCTGGATAACCTATGAGGAGATCGTAGATGATAAATCACGTTCAAGCTCTTTACACAAAGAAGAGAGCATTAGAACTTGATTGGGAGCAACACTACGTTCAAGAGGGTAAATACACTCTTGACATGGTTAAGATAGACGAAAAAATTCGTGATATCATTAACCAGATTAAAATGTCTGAAGCTGAAATAGCTTATAGACAAATTAAGGTAGAAAATGCTGCTCCTGAGTTTTCTGTAGCTAGCTAAATCTAGCTATATATCCGAAAAGCGTGTTTTCGATGCAGGTATCCCTTGCGCTATTCAATAAATTCAGTTATATCTTAATTACTATACATTAACTTTCCACTATCGACGCGTATAGTCGACGGCCTAGAGACGATATTGGAATAACTAGGAGAACACTTATGGCAAATACAACGTTTAACGGACCAGTGGTATCACTAAATGGATTTATTGGTGGACCAAATCCAAATGCAGGTGGAACTGGAGCAAATGATACTGAACAAGGTGGAAAAAGACCTTTCTCAGTAACTAATGCAACAACACTTACGATCACTTCAGGAACTGAATCAGGAACAAAATTATTAGCAACTGCAAATGAAGGTGCTATGGTTTATACTCTTGATGGAGCTTCAGGATCAAAAGTTTATGCTTTTTCTGATGGTACTAATTGGTTAAGAGTTGATACAAGAACAGCTGTTAACATTACACCGTAATAATTAATTTTTAAGGAGCTCGAAAGGGCTCCTTAATATAAGGAGAAAAAATATGAAATCAGATGTAAAACCAGTCGTAATAGCTAGTAACGTTAGCACTGTTGTTTTATTTACTGGGCCAACAAGACTCAGAGGTTTTTTAGCTCAGTCAACTGGAAGTTCAGGAACTGCAGTTATTAATGGTTTAGCAAATACTACAACTGTTAGCACTTCTACTAATACACAAGTGTATATTCCAATTTCTGTTGGAGCAGGTTCAAGTGAAACTTTAAATTTACCAGAAGATGGTGTTCTATATGCAGGACGAAATGGAACAGGAACAGTTGATGGTATCGGAATAGCTTCTAACACTAGTGCTTTAACGATTACGTTATTTATAGATAAGTAGGAGTCTAATATGGCTTCATCAGGAACTACAGTTTTTGAAAAAACTTTTTTTATTGACGATATTATAGAAGAGTCATTTGAAAGACTTGGTCTTATTAATAATACCGGCAATCAGATGAAAGCAGCTCGTCGCTCGCTGAACATTATGTTTCAAGAGTGGAGCAACAGGGGTTTACATTATTGGGAAGTAGCACAAAACTCTATTTCAATGGTAGAGGGACAATCTGTTTATACAATTTATAGATCTTCAGGAGATGGTACTTCAGATGCAACTTTTAGTTTATTAAATGGTGCACTTACTATTAATGCTACAACAATTACATTAGATTCAGTTACTCAATTTCCAACATCTGGAACACTATTAATAGATTCAGAACAAATTACTTATACAGGCACAGATACAGCTAGTAATACAATAACAGGTTGTACACGAGGTGCTAATAGCACAACCGCTGCAACTCACACTGATAATACACAAGTATTTGATAATGATTCTATTACCTTTGGTGCTGACGATATTCTAGAATCGAGCTACAGGCAAACAAATCAAAGTCCAGTTGTAGATTTTCCACTTACAAAAATTAGTAGATCTGGCTACAGCGCTTTATCTTCTAAATTTTCACAAGGAACTCCGACTCAATATTATGTACAAAGACTTATAGATAGAATTACAATCACTTTATATTTAACACCAGGTTCTAGTGAAGTTAATAATGTAATGTTTTATTATTATGCAAAAAGAATTCAAGATGTTGGAGCTTATACAAATATAACAGATGTTCCATACCGATTTGTTCCGTGCATGTGCGCGGGACTATCTTATTATTTAGCACTTAAGTTTGCTCCACAAAGAACACAAGAAATGAAATTATTATATGAGGATGAATTATTAAGAGCATTAGATAGCGATGGCTCTTCTTCAAGTTCATTCATAACACCTAAACTTTACTATCCAGGAGCATAATGGGAAATTTATCTAGAGGAAAATATGCTTACATGATTTCTGACCGATCAGGTCAGAGATTTCCATATCAAGAAATGGTACAAGAGTGGAATGGTTCATGGGTACATACTTCTGAATATGAAGCTAAACAACCACAGCTTGATCCAAAACCTGCAGTTGCAGATCCACAAGGTTTACAATATGCACATCCTGATAGAGTTGAACCACCTGTTATAATTGAACTTACACCTGATCCATTTATAACTACTAAATATGCAGGTAGTACTTATGTAAATGTTTATTCAGAAGATCATGGTAGATCTACCGGTAACATTGTAAGATTTAGAGGACCACCTGAAGTATTGATCGCGGGCACGCCCACGCGCGAGACTTCATTTGAAGATGTTCCTTCATTTGATAATGTTACAGATATTTCAAATGCAAATGGATTTACAATTACAGTTGGAAAAATAGATTCATTTGGTATTGTAAGTGATACTTTAAATTATTTTTATTTTTTAAGTACAAGTACAGCAACAAACTACAGCGATTTGACTTGGTTTACAACCTTACTGTGGTCCCAGAAAACGAAACTATTTGGAATTCTGCCAGATGGATTTTTTACTAAGATTAAAGGCTCTGGAAAGCTATATTACCCAAAAAGGTATTCAAAAATTGCTTACTACTATAAGCCCTAATTACTAAATGGAATGTTTAAAAGGATATATCGGGATTAAAGGTTGTGGACTTGAAACTTCATTGAGTGGAAAGTTTGTCAATTCATTGCCTGGTATATCCTTGAAAACATTTGACAAGACTGCTAATGAAGAGCAGCAAACGTTCTTTGGAGTTTGGAAAGATGTAGAAGATAGAGCCATTGCAAAATTTGCATCCAATGTAAATACTGCTTTAGCATCACGATTCAAATTAAAATCAATTTCACAGTCAATTAATTTGGGGAAACTTGTCAAAAAAGACATTGTACAACCTCCGGTTAACCAGTTGAAAGGATTTAGTATTGAATTGAGACTTGCGGAGTATTACAAAAAGTCAAGTTTGCAATCAATCAGCATCCAAACGCTGTCATTATTTCTTTTATCTGATTTAACGGATGCTACTATTAAGATAATCGACATTGAAACAAATGATGTTTTAGACACATTCACTTTTGATGGAGTTGTTGGATGGAATCTAGTTCAGGTTAATAAAAGATACGATGCTCAGCGATTGTTTATAGGATTTGATTCTGTAGATAGCTCTGTTGTTGAATTGCCAATATTCTATGGCATTACCAATTCTTTAAATTCGGCTTGTGGGATTGTTTATGGCGCTGGAAATTGTAGTGCTTACGTAAGAGGTGCTCAAACAACAGCCCCTTTAGATGCCACAAGTTTAAGTTATGGAAACGATGCGCATGGATTGAGTGCAGTATTTTCTTTAGTCTGCAAATACGATAATCTTATCTGCAACAATAAAGAAGCATTCGCAACAGCTTTATGGTATTTGTGCGGTGCGGAGTTGATGGTTCAGGCATTGGCAAGTTCACGTTTGAACTGGATAACGCTTGACAAAGAAAAGCTGAATGAATTGAAGAATTATTTTGAAGCAGAGTATGAAAAAGAGTTGACGAATGTAATCAGAGGGATTGATTTAGACACCTCCGATGCTTGTATAGAATGTAATGCTCCAGTAACTATAAGAGAGTCGAGAATGTAACTATGGCAAAATTCAGCAGCAATATGGAAAGGGTGCTGAATTCAATTGTGGTAAAAATTTCTTCTTTAAATAAAGGAGGAGTTGAACATGATCGGATTGGCAGAATAGGAGCAGAAAGTATGCTGGCGGAGGTTCGGGAAAGGATACATAGTAAAGGACTTTCAGCTGATAATTCAAGTATCGGCCAGTACAGTAGGAAGCCAATATATGTGTCTTTGAAATCGAATGTTGGAAACAATAAAAGCTTTGGACAGCCAGCAGGGAAAAATGGGAATACTACTTTCTCTTCAGGTAAAAAACATAAGGCTAAATATTTTGGAGAGGGTTATTCCCAATTCAAAACGGCAATTGGAAGGAATCAGTTAGGGAGTGTGAATTTGACTTTAAGCGGTACCATGCAGAATCAATTGGCGGTGTTACCAAAAAGCGGAGGTTATGGATTAGGTTTCCAAAATGCAGAACTATTAAAAAGGGCGCTGTTCTTTGAACAAAAAAAATATAAAAAGCAAATCTGGGCTTTATCAATAGATGAAAAAGAATTGCTAAAACAGATCATAAAAGTAGAAGTTAAAAATGCCATACTTAGAACAAACAGTAACTGAAATCAATAACACGCTAAAAGCAACTTGTTTAAAAGACAAGCGTTTTTTCAGCAGTCGTTTTGAATCAGTTGTTAGTCAAGCCATGGTAAGCAAGTCTGATAGCAATGAGGTTTTTATCCCTCTGGCTTGGACAAGTGAAGGAGAATATAAAGAGGTAGTATTTGACGATGCTTTCCCACTTACTATCTACCATCGCGTTCTTTCAAATAATTATTCTTTCGATGCCAATAATGAATTTGGTAGAGAAAAGAAAAAGCAACGATGTACAACAACGATGCTTATGTGTGTAATGGCTTTCAGAAATCAAATCAAAATTTCTAAAGAAGATTTAGAGGCTCAAATAGTGGTCAATTTCCCTTTAGGAAATACACCAAACTTTTTATTGAAACCATTGCAAACAAATACCCTTTCAATCATAGATTCAAATATGGATAGCCTTTCGGTTTTCCAAAGTGAATTCAAAGGATTGGATGTAAGATTAAACCAGGAGAAGATTATCTTCTCGATCCGATATAAAATTGAAAGCACCTATTACACTGGATGCTTTGATATTTGTAGTTGTCAAGAAAACTAATATTTAAAAAACAAACACAATGGCAATAGCTCCATATTACATAATTGGTTGCGACCAACCAGTTCCAGATTACAATTGTAATCCATGCCCAACCACAGAGAAGGGTAGAATTAGCACCGCTGCATTCATCAAACCAGATTATTCATTCACAGACCCTACAAACCCTACAGAGTGGCTTCAAGCTATTCAAGATGGCAATGTTGTATTAATTCCAAATGTTCGTGGAAAGTATGACGGAGGTTCTGAAAAGAAAGGCGATGGATATGGAAGAGCGATTGACCGCTTAATGAATTACACATTCAAAGCAGATTTCAAAGATTTGAATTTATATCCAAACGCTGCTTTTTACGATACTATTGACAAAACAGAGAATTGGAAGTTCGCTTTCTTCACTGGCACATTAGTATGGTTAGTAGATGCTCCTTGTACTATCTCTACAAACGATGCAGTAACTGAAGATGCTGAAAGCGATGTTGTTTGGACTGCTAATATTGTTTGGCAGTCATTGTTCAAACCACGCAAATTCGTAGCACCGGTTGGCGTTCAAAATTGTTTCGCCCTGGATTAATTACGCCCACAGTAATTAATCTTAAAAATCAAATCGGTGGGGACATATTGACTTGTCCAAATCCATATCCAGTGCTTGTCATTGCAAATGACGGCACTGGCCTTGGAACAGCAAATTCTCAAGAAGAATATTGTGTGCTTTGGAACGACTACTCAGGCAACTATGAATTAGGCTATATTATTCCTGGAGATACTGGATGTGAATTCAAGTTCTATGGCAATTTTGCACCACAGTTTTTAAAGGCATATATGTCTTCTGATATTTCTTCCTACACAGCAGGAGTATCACAAATAGACTTTGATAATAACGGAGGCGATGACTGGTCTGTTGGCTTTAAAATAGCACCTGTTTCATTACAAATACCAAGCGGAGTAACCGTAGAATCGATAGATTATGATGTTACTTTTTGGAGTGGAGGAGTTGATACCGTTTTAGAATCAGGGAACACAACAAGCGATCAAGTATTTTATGAAAATGGCAATGGCGCAGGAGTTTACGACTTAGATTGTATGTACAATATGAGTGACGGTAGTCAATTCCAAATTACTAAACTTGTTTTAGTAGATGGCTCGGGAAATATATTGGCAAGTGTTGAAGCAGGTGGAACAGTAGTAAATTCTGTGAGTGGATTAGTGATAGATATTTCGGCAAATATTACACAGGTTGGAGTTAGCTATCCTATTGAATGGGGAGCTTCAATAAGTGGAGGGTTCGCATTATTACCAGAAACGGGAGCAAATGTAGTATTGACGTTACCGCCAACAACAACAATCCTATTTACCGTATTAACATTAGATTCTACATTTACCAATGACTACACAGCAGGTGGAGGATTAGTAAGAACAAGTATAACTATTTCGTAACCAATTAAATAAAAATAAAATGAAGTTAGCATTTGACAAAGGAGAAACATTCGCACAAGTAACAATAAACGGAGTAAGCGAAACCGTTGATGGTTTGTATTTGCAAACACAAGGACAAACCCCAAGTGATGATACTGCTGAACTAGGGTTTTTAGTAGTTGGAGTTGAAGGGTTAGTTTACAACTATGGCGAAGATGCTAAAGCTAATTTGAAGTTGAGCGTAAACACTCACTACAAAGAAGCAACTGTAAGCAATCAATATGCAGTAGTTGTTGAGGGATGCGTATTTCAAAAGGTAGTTTAAGATGAAAAAGCTATTCAAAAAGCTATGCTATGAACTAGCAATGACATTTTCTAATAAAGAAAGTTTATTGTCTGCAAAGAGAATAGAGCGGTTTATATCTTATACTTTAGCAACCTCAATACTTGCTTGTTTTGCGTGTTTGAAACTCGCTTGTGTGGCTTGTGTTAGTAGTTTGGATTCATCTTCTATTATTTTAATTAGTGGCACTCTTTATGGATATGGAGCTTTTAATACGATTGCAGGACTAAAAGAGAACAAACCTAATGGAGAAAGTAACTAACACACTTCTTAATATTTACAAATCTATTTTAGTTGGATTAATTGGAATTGTAGGATTCTTTATTGTAGATATTCATCGAATGGTTAAAGATAACCATGATTTACTGATAGTACACGACCAAAAGATTCAGCAGTTAGAGTTTAGTTGTGCCGAAATAAAAGAACAAAATAAAGGATTTGAGTTGCTGTTTAGAAAACTTTTAGCAACTTTGCCTGAGAACAATTTTGATGTAAGTCGTAAATCGAAAGAAAATGAACCAACTAACTAAGGAAGCTAAAGAGTTATTGATAGGTATTGCGATATTCGCATTATTAATTACAGCAGTTTTTATTTCGGTTAAGGTCTATCAAAATAAGATAGCTAAACTAAATACCGAAATCCAGTCTTTAGAAAGCGAACTACTCAAAAATAAAATAGGTAGAGATATTCTTTGGGAGGGATTACAAATTGCAGAGCGCACCTCCGATTCTATAAAGAACGAAATTGATATTTTGATTAAACATAAACCTATCATAAAACCCAAGCCAAATGCGCCTATCAATTATTCTTTGCCTACTTCTAAGCAAGATAGCCTATACACAATCAACTACAATAGATTCAAACAAGGCGGTATTTAATTACATTGTTGGGCTTTACGATTCTTGCCATGCTGAAAACTTGCTTTTAGATGGTGCGCTCAAATATTCAGATACCATTATTGGTAAACAGCAAGACCTACTCGAAAGCAAACAACACGAAACTGATAAACAAAAAGCGATTATAGGCACTTATAAGAGCGATTCAGCAGTATATAGGCAAGTCATAACAAGATTGGAAAGCATAGCCGTAAAAGAGAAAAGAATAGGTAAGCTAAAAGGGTTAGGATATGGACTTGGGGGCGGTGGATTCGGTTTAGGATTAGGGGTTATTATTTCATACTTTACTTTGCATAAATGACACTTAGCGAATTTCAATCTATCTTACCACATACCAAATCTGAAAGAGTTTTAGAAGTGTATAATCAATTAACTCCATGCTTTGCTAAGTATGAGATTAATACACCTATTCGCAAATGCCATTTCTTAGCGCAAATGCTACACGAAAGCGGAGGTTTAAGATACAGTGAAGAAATTGCAAACGGCAAAGCCTATGAGGGTCGTTTAGACTTGGGTAACATAATTAAAGGTGATGGCGTTCGGTTTAAAGGGCGGGGAGGGTTTCAACTTACTGGAAGGGCAAACTATAAAGCATACGGCAAGTCAGTAGGTGAAGATTTAGAGGGCAATCCATCACTTGTAGCTACTAAATACTTCACAGATGTTGCAGGTTGGTTTTGGGATAGCCGTAACTTAAACGGATGGGCAGATAAAGACGATTTACAAACAATTACTAAGCGAATAAACGGAGGTTTAAACGGATTAGACGATAGAAAGAATTGGCTATTAAAATTGAAGTCAGTATATAAAATCTAAATTTATGCAGAAAGGCAAAGCGCAAATTGCAAGGCAGTACAGAAAGGAACATCCCGACAAACCTACCCTTGCACTTGCAAGAATTATGTATGCCGAGAACAAGCTATTTTTTACTGATGTAGAAGATGCACGTAGCAAACTACGATATATTGAAGGGAAGTCTGGCGCAACAAGACTTAAACAACTAAAAGACAAAAGCCTCGTTTTAGAGGGGGCAAGACCTTATAACCCTTACAAACTGCCAGATTCAGATGCAGAGCCATTTGAGCCTTACATTTTACCATTCTACAAAAAGGTTTTAATTCTAAATGATATTCACTTGCCTTACCATGATATTAAGGCGATAACCGCAGCTTTTGATTTTGGTTTACATCACAAGCCTGATGCCATCTTAATTAATGGTGATTTATTAGACTTCCATCAATTAAGCTATTTTGAAAAAGACCCAAGAAAAAAACATTTCTCTGCTGAATTGGATATGTTCAAAGAGTTCATGCAGACACTAACTAAACTATTTAAGTGTAAGATTTATTTTAAGTTTGGAAATCATGAAGAACGCTATGAAAAATTCTTATTTCAGAAAGCTAAAGAGTTAGTAGGAGTTAGTGAATTTGATTTAGAAAATATCATTCGTAAAAGAGCCGATTGCGAAATAATAAGAGATAGGCGAATAGTAGTGAATAATGGACTTCCTTATGTGCATGGGCACGAATTTGGGCGGACTGTTTTTTCTCCAGTAAATGCAGCGAGAGGATTATTTATGCAGGCGAAACATAGCGCAGTTAAGGGTGATTGCCATACGACCTCCGAGCATACAGAACCCGATATATTTGGTAAGATTATGACTACTTACAGCGTTGGGGCGTTATGTGGATTAACTCCGCAATGGCTACCACTTAACAAATGGAATCATGGTGTAGCAATGCAACACAATGAATCAGAACACATTTATAGCTTAGAGAATAAAAGAATTTATAAAGGAAAAATATTGTAATGTATCAATGGACTTTTGAAATCAAAGACGTGGTAAACTTTGCCGAAACGGTTATAACTGTTTATGGTTTAACTATTGAAGAATGCTATATTAAGATTAAAAGGATGCGAATACCTTACTTAAAAACAATGACAAACATAGAGGAATACTTAGTCTTAAAAGAAGTGATTGAGATAGATGAGGACTTGGAGTTAGACTTTAAAGAAGATAAAGAACCTGTTGCATAATTTGTAGATTCAGAAATAATTTGTATTTTAGCATTCTAAAAAACCCTTGGGAACATTAAAGCCTCATAGAAATATGGGGCTTTTTTGTTGCATAAAACGTGCAATAAATAGACTTGTTGCATAATTCGTGCAATATTTTTTTATCTTATTTAAACAAAATATTTTGAATTGTAAATAATTTGTTTAGCTTTGCTTTTGATAACGTTGAAGCATTGGCGAAGGCAGGGAATAGTAGCACAACTGTTCAATTACTTACCAATGCTTAATAGGATTACAAATGTTCAAAATTAGTACGTCAGCCCTGCTTTTGCCAATGCAATGTTGTACGCTGTTTTTTTTACTCAAATCAATATAAAATGGAACAATACAGAATACAACAAATAGCAAAATCTTATCCAAATTTTAACCCTGAAATTGTGGCTTATGGTCAGCAAATACTTTATGAAATGGAAATGGATTTAAAAGCAATGAAACAGGCTATTTCATATTTATCTGAATATATTAAGTACCGTAGCAAAATAAAAGACACTCATACATTTGGGGACAATGATTGTAACCAAGCATTAGAATTATTAGTAAAAAGAGTTTCTGAATATAGTTGCCCAAACAATAAAAAAGAACAGTTTAAAACAAAAGAAAATTGCCCTTTAAAAGAAAATTGTAAGTGTATAAAAAGCAATGTGGATAACTTTATTAGAAAATAGTTGCACAATATTCAAAAGTATGTTATATTTGTATTGTAATTAAAACGAAACAAAATGACAACAGTAAATTTTCAACAAAAAGAATTAGTAAATTATCAAGGTATTGTATTATGCGATAATGACAATTTCCCAAAAGTTTATTCGGGTGCAAAAAAAGCAAATGAAGTAGCAATTAAATTAGGTGCTAAAATTCAACAAATCGTATCAACAAAAGAAAGATATTATGTTGTTAAATAAATTTGAATATATAGGGACTGCATTTATTTTGCAGTCCTATTTAAAAAATGACTTTGCAAACATTTGTGAAGTAAATGGCGAAAGTTATAGAATTGACTTTGTAAATAAATTGATTACTACAAGTGCAAAAGAAACTAAGGATTGGAAAGCTAAAGTATCAAAAATGAATTTTGAAGAAATTAGTAAAATACTTAATCAATTATTTTCCTTTAAATATTGCCAAAGCGAAATTGAAGATAACGGAAAATGCAAAATTCAATGTGAGCATTGTGAAGAATATTATAAACCATTAGAAAATGAGTAGAGGTGGAAAACGTAAAGGTGCTGGGGCAAAGAAAAAAGAAATAATTAAGGATAAATATTTCACTTTCAAAACTGATACTGAAACAAAAGAAGCTGTCAAATTAAAGTTTGGTAGGTCGTTTGTCAAAATGTTTAATGAATGGGTAGTGTCTGTCATAAAATAGCGTACAACGGAAAAGCTAAACGAGGTTCGGGATTAGAAAAGCCTGAACCTCTAATTTAAAAACCATAAAACCAAGTACAAAAATGACTTTAAATACAACACAAATACCCGAATCTTGTTTAGCAAGTGTTAGTGGCAGTACTTTTGTGAATGCTGATTGTTTCGATGTTTTTCCTTTTATTGAGGATAAATCAATTGATGCTATTATTTGTGATTTGCCTTATGGAACGACACAAAACAAGTGGGATAGTGTACTCCCTTTAAATCTTATTTGGGAACAATACAAGCGAATAATTAAAGATAATGGAGCAATTATACTTTTTACACAAACGCCATTTGATAAGGTTTTAGGTGCTTCAAATTTACCAATGCTAAAATATGAATGGATATGGAGAAAAAGCAGACCAACTGGACATTTAAACGCTAATAAGATGCCTATGAAAGCACACGAAAATATTTTAGTGTTTTACAAAAAGCCACCGACATTTAATAAACAAATGACTATTGGGAAACCAAACCACGTAAAGGATGGTAGTATTAGAAAATCAAAAGCAACTAATAACAATTACGGACACTTTGAAAACGTGGTGCAAAAAGCTACAGAATTAAAGAACCCTGTAACCGTTATTGAATTTTCACAACAAGACCCAAATAAGATTGAACACCCGACTCAAAAGCCAATTGATTTGATGGAGTACCTTGTAAAAACCTATACTAACGAAGGCGATATGGTTTTAGATAACACAATGGGTTCAGGAACTACAAACCTTGCTTGTATCAAATTAAATCGAAAATCAATTGGAATAGAAAAGGAAAAACAATATTACGATGTCGCTGTTCGTAGGGCTTCGGAGTATTGCCACTAACTACCGGCTAACCGAAACAAAACCAAAGCAAAATGCACACAGTTTCAATAAAATACGATTTGAAGTACCAATTCAAAAGCCACACAAGGACGATAAGTTCTTTTTGATGGAGATTATTAACAAGTATAAAATAGGGAAATGAGTTTTAATTTAACAGTAGCCGAAATAAACATACTTGCCCAAAAGGCAAATGATAGAAAAGATGGAATTTACTCTTTTAGAGGGCACGTTTGGGTTGTGAAAAATAGAAGATTCATTGCCTATGCAAATAAAATCGGAGAATGTTATCAGCGTATGGGTGCGTTCAATTTATCCATTGGTAAGGTCGAAAGACATGAAAGGGTTGATAAGTTAAAAGAATGGTTGAAGTCCCAATAGCGCACATCGGTTAAAACGTCCACACTTTTCAGCAATGTGAAACAATTTTTCGCTTTTTGTGGAATATTTACAACACACTATTTAACGTTTCCATAGCCTCATTAACATCGGCATCTGACGGTTGATAATATCCACGAAGAACAACTAATGATTGACCCGTGATGTTTCTTATTGTACTATCATCCACTTTCATCTTTCGCATGATGTTTATAAAAGTTCTACGTGCTGTGTGGGTTGAAACTAATTCATACTTCGGTACTAGCGATTCCCGTCTAGCAATTCCACTACCTTGACTTAGCTGAATCATATCGGTAAAGCCAAATAATTTAAACAAATACTTTAAATCTGTATTCATTTTGTTTAGTTCGGGAATCCATGACAGTTCACCGCTATGTCTATCGAGAATAGCTTTAGCCATATCTACTACCTTAACCCGAATCAATTTGTTGGTCTTTTTGGTATTGGTGACGTAGTAGTAGTTATCGTCTTCTTTGATAATCTTAGTTTGGATAACGTTTTTAAGGTCGGAATGTCGAACACCTAAACAAGACTGCAACACAAAAGCGTCACGAATGTCGTTAAATTCGCTTTCTAGTACTGATAATTGCTTTAATTCGGTTATGGTAAGGTAGATAGCCCAAGTTTTGTCATTTGAGCCTTTAAACGCCTCTAATGCGTTTCTGTTAATTGCTTTACCATCTTTCTCGCACCAACGTAGGAATGTACCGATAATTTTCAAGTGTTCACCGACTGAATTTGGTAAGTAGTCATGGTGACGAATAAGCCAATCGTTGTATAAGTGGGCAAAGTTTTCATTGAGCGATTCGAGTGTGAGTGTCTTCCGGCTAAACTTCTCGTATTGCTTTACTTTCTTAATCACCTTTTCATAGTTGCGTGACGTTCCATCGGAAACAGAATTGCTACCCTTACTCTGCTGATACCGTACAAATCTATCAAACGTGTCGTATAGGTTTTCATTGAGTAATGGCGACCCGTTCCAAGTTAGTTTAACAAAATCGTTGGTCGGGTAACTGTTTTCGGTAAGGTAGAATGTATCTACAATTTTCGTCAATCGGTTAAACTGCCCACGTAAAGCAATATTCATTTCCTTTGCTTCGGTGCAATTAGTTTTGATAGGTTCATGGTTGTTCCCTTTATCAAAGCATTCCAACTTAGTTTTCTTACCCGTAGATAAGAAAGTTTCCTTGCGTCCGTTTTGGTACACTAAACTTATCGGAGCGTAACCTTGTTTGTCGGTTGCGTCTGTTCTTAGTTTGAATCTGATTGTTGGCATTTTTGCTTTGTTTTAAATTCGTTTACTTGCCCTAATGTATGCTTTTACAAACTTTTCGGGGTGTTTACTTTGCTTGGCTTCGTTTGCAATCTGCCAAATGCTTTTAGTTTTCTTCGGTTTAGATTTAGGCTTTTTAATTGGTTTTTTCTTGGTCGGCTTATCTTTGATTAATCCGTGAGCCTTTTGGTGGCAAATACCGCACAATAGTATCAAGTCTTCGGCAAGTTCGTTGTAAATCCTTTCGTATGTTAAGTGATGCACTTGCAAACGATTAGTTTTCTTACTACATTTCTCACATTTACTGCCTCGAATAGTAATCAAGTCAATACGAATTTGTTTCCATTCGTTGCTAAGTAGATATGCTTTGTATTTGTCGTCCATGATTTGTTAAAAATTAGTTTTCCCTTTTTGTTTGAATTGGAAGATTAGATGTAACTAGAAAAGGATGGTTTTTGCTCCAATCAATCATTGAATCAGTTTTCCCATTAGTTTTGACGTTCCACGTCAGCTCATTGGCTACTGCGCCCAACTTCTCTAGTATCTCAATCTTTTTGCTCAACTCAAGATTCTTTCCCGTCTTTAATCGGTGCTTCACTTGCCTGATATATGACGGCTTCAATACCTTTTTCGCTTGTTCGCTGTCAATTAGAATGCTTAGTGCTTTGTCTGTGGTTAGTTTTGCCATGTTAGTTTTGATTACTAGTATTGTTCCTGTAAATATCTTTATTTAACATATCGTCATTAATGTTTTTTTCGCTTGAATTTCTATTCATGTACGATAACCCAAAATTAGATTTGTTTAAGCTATTAGTTTGCTTGTTTAGTTCTCTTTCTTGCAAGTCTTTCAGCATTTGCTCAAGACGTTTTGCACGTTTATACCAAAATGTTCCAAAAGCGGTAGCGATGCAAAATAATACTTGATAAATAATTGTCCCCATATTAGTTTTGATTTAAAGGTTATCAGCAATTACAATGCTGTCAAATTGGTTTATTTTCTCGTTTATTTTCTCGTTTATTTGATACGACCCCACGAACTTATCGGAACGGTCGTAAATGAATACTTTATCATGGTCGAGAATTACCCGATATTCGTATTTTAACGGCTCATTTACCTCGTTTATTGAGCCGTAGAATAAAAGACAGCACAACAATACCAAAGAGGCGTAAAAAATGATTGGAGCATTAGTTTTCATGTTAGTTTTGATTTTTTATTAATGAATTGTAAACGCATCCTTCGCTATCTTGATATGTGTTTTTTTGAATATAGAAATCGTTTTTAAGTTCAGCTAATCGCTTTTTATAGGTAGAATTAAATAGTCTTGCACCTAGTTTGTTTTTGTACGG